CGGGTGATGAAAAGTCCCTGCTCGCCAGCAAGGATAAGGTGCTCGCGCAGGCTGAAATCAATGCAAAACTGGGTGACCAGATCGTCACGCAGGAACGTCTCAATCGACTGCAGGACACATCGCAAAAATACGTTACCCAGATGGGTGAGAAAACCCGGGCGCTGGTGGAAAGCGCGGGGATGAGCAGTCGTGCGGCACAGCGGCGCAATGAAGAGGCTCAGTTACTACAGGGCTGGAAAAACGGTGGCGGGTCTGAAAAAGATCAGGGCTACCAGAAAGAGCTGCAGGCGCTACAGGGATATTATCAGGAACAGGATAAAGTGCGCGGTGACTGGCTCTCTGGTGGAAAATCCGCCTGGGCTGATTACGCCGATTCTGCGGGTGACGCGTACGGCCAGATGAAAAATGTCGCGGCCAGTACCTTTGACGGAATGACGCAGAATCTTGCGGACATGCTGACCACCGGTAAAGCAAAGTGGGGTGACTTCACCCGCTCAACGCTTTCGATGCTGGCGCAAATCGCCCTTAAACAGGCGGGAGTAGGGATCGTGGGCGCTGTCAGTTCGGCTATCGGATTTGCCGGGGGCGGCTATACCGGATCGGGCGGTAAATATGAACCTGCCGGGGTGGTGCATCGTGGGGAGTTCGTTTTTACAAAAGAGGCGACCAGCCGGATCGGGGTGGGGAATCTGTACAGCATGATGCGCGGTTACGCGTCCGGCGGGCTGGTCGGTGGCGGCAGAATGCCCGCTGCGGCCACGGGAGGGATCAGCGTTTATGCACCGGTCAGCGTCAGTCAGCAGGGTGGTGGCGAGTCCAGCCAGGCAGACACCATCGGAACGGCGCGGCAGCTTCAGGGCATTGTTCAGCAGACCATCACTGACCGGCTTAAAAAGGAGATGGGGCCGGGTGGTGTACTTTACCCAAGGAGGTAGCAGTGACAGACACATTCAGCTGGCGCACCCGTAAATCAGCCCGGGGAACAGAAAGCGCCCGGACGCTTCAGTCCCAGTTTGGCGACGGGTATAAACAGGTCGCCGGAATGGGTTCCCCTCCGGGAAAAAAGCGACTGTAGCGTTCACGTTCGAGCAGTCCTTTGCTCCCTGATTATCTTCAAAACCAGAATGACTGACCGCCTCCGGGCGGTTTTTTTATGGGGTGAATATGAGTTTCACGCAGGATATACAGCAGCTGGAGCCGGGCCAGCTAGTCCAGTTGATTGAAATAGACGGCACCGAATTTGGCATGGATACCGTCCTGCGCTTCCATGCCCACAATATTGCTTCTGCAGGCTGGGCTGCATTCGCGGCTGACAACCTCCCTGCAATTATCTGGCAGGGTCAGCAGTACGACCCTTACCCTTACGAGCTGAAAGGCCTGGAGTTGTCCAGCACCGGGGCGCAGCCCACACCCACGCTTTCCGTGTCGAACGTCGGCAACTATGTGACTGCGCTGTGTCTCGAGGACGACGACC